ATTAAAATTTTATCAACAATTTTTTTAACTTTTTTGTTTTTATCAACGCCTTTAAATTCTAAAATTGCTTTCTTTTTATTTTTTGTTTCTGCTAAATAATGTTTATACACCATTAAGCCACCTAATAAGCTATTATAATCAATTCCTTGACTTAATAGATAATCATTCCATATAAAAGGATTAACGCCACATACTCCATTATATAAGCCTTGATGATTAGCTTCATAATTTAATGAACTTTCAGTAAAACATAAAGTTAATATAAACTTTTTATCTTTAGTTGGTATGTCGGGCTAAATCCTTTTTAAGATTTTTTAACTCTTTATATTCTTCTATTTCTTTCCAATTGTTAGTTATCTCTTTATTTAAAGAATCAATCATTGAATAAGAATTATCTAATTTATCATTTAATTCTATTGCTATTTTTTTTACATTTAGAATATCTAATTTTAGTTTTTTAATTTCATAGTTATTTTTAATAGATATTCCAATATGTATAATAATTATAAAAACTAAACCAGTAATTATAAAATCTTTTTTCATATAAAATTCCTTGTATGTTCTAAGTTATTATTTATTACATAATTGTCATAGGCTTTTGCAGCTTCAATAATATCAGTAAAAACACCTAAATAAATATGTTTTTTATTTACTCCAATCATAGAATAATATTTTTTTGTTTCTTTTCTTAAATAAACCCCTCTATATCCTGATGTGTTTGTAATTCTTATTTTTCTTGTATTTCTTTTTTGTGTTTCAAAAGTTGCCCATCTACAATTAGATGGCTCATAGTTGCCTTTGTTGTTAATTCTATCAATGCTTAAATTATCTTCATACCCATTTTGTAATGACCAGTTGTAAAATAATAAAAAATCATTTAGCCACTCATCGCAGATGATTATTCCACTCCCACCATAATACTCATATGATTTATTGTTTTTATTATTACATCGTTGAATCATTGTTTTATATATTCTATATAATCTATGCTCAATTAAACCATGAGTTGTTTTCATTTCTCTCATAGTTTTTTTATGCAAACATCCGCAACTCTTAGTATTTCCATTTTTTACATCAGAAAAACTAGCTGTGAATTCATTTCTACAATAACACTTATAGAGTCCAAATCTTCTTTTTAATTTAGAAGTTTCTTTACGATATAACATCCCCAAGTCTTCTAATAATATTAATTCATTCATTTTGATTTTTACCTTTATGTAGATATAAAGGGTGCAACTGCTTTTAAAGTTGCCTTTTAGCCTTGCCATTTTATTGGTCTTACTGAAATTATATCTAAGTATTTATTAAATTAAAATTAAATTATGTCATCGATATCAGGCATAGAAGCCTCAATATCTTTTAATATTTCAACCTTTGAATGTCTAGCTCCAGTCATTTTATAATTAATTTCATCTATATAATAAGCTTTTTCTTCAACACTTAAAAGGTTGTTATCATCTCTCATTACAGCATTTAATAAATTACTCCATTCTTCTTTTGTTCTTTCTTTTGATAAATCTACTTTAACCATTATATATGCTCCAATTCTTTTTTAACATCACGAACAACTACATCTTCAAATTTATCAGGGTATCTTTTTAGTAGCTTCCAAATATTATCTCTTCTGCAATCTTCAGGTGCATAATCAAGAGCTTCTAGCATTTGATACATATACCACATTAAATCTCCTAATTCTTCTTTTAAGTTTTGAACATTTAAATCTCTTTTATAAAACTTATGTTTTTTTAGAGCATCTAATATCTCACCTGATTCTGTAACTAATCCATAAGCCATATGTTCAATTAAATCATCATTTGTACTAAGCGTTCTTTTTGCTTTTTCTAAATATTCTTTTTCAGTCATTTTATTTATCTCCTATAATTTTTCGTATTCATCGTAATTAGTGGCAATCCAAAGATAATTATTATAATCTTTAATACTATCTTCTAAGCCATTATTTAAATCTTTAACTTCTATTTGCGTTATATAATCTTTTTCTTTTAGTTGCTCTAACTTAGATTTAATAAAATCAATTCTAACTTTTTTTAATATTGCTAAAGTCATAGCCACATCTTTTGGAGTTATTTCTCTATCGTAATATTGACTTTGTAGCTTAGCAATTTCGGGAAAAGAGTTTCCATAAATGGCTTTTCTTTGTTTAATTGTTTTTTTGCATATCATTTTCTACCACCAAACAAACTATCTATAAAGCTACCAATTAAAAACAAAGCAGCTAAAACACAAGTAATTACAACTGGTGCTAAATAAATACCAATCATAAATAAAATACCTATTCCTATAATTTCCATCAAAACACCCTCACACCAATTTTATATATAGCAATATCAATTTTTGCTATTAGTTTTAATAATTTTCTTTTCATAGTACAATCCCCCTTATTTTTAAAATTGCTTTTTTGAATTTAGCTTTGTTTTCTATTAATGTATCAAAACCAAATAAATCTATACATTCACAAGATTTTTCATCATAGTGAAACCATATATTTATAGAGCTATTTCTATAAACTACATTTATATCATTATTATTTTGCTTTGATACTTCTTTAACCAATCCAATAGCAAAATTAACTAATTGCTTTCTTGTTGTTTTCATTTTTTCCCTTTTTGTTTATTATCTAATATCCATTGACAAGCTTTAAATATTGCTCCTGATTCAGTATCACTTTGAAACCTTTTTGATGCCATACTATCTATATTATAAATTAATGATGTTCCAACAATTCCGTTATTAACTTCCTGAAAAGTATTAGATAGATTACTGTCTATCATATACTTATTACTAAGTGCCCACTCTTTACATTTGTAAGCTAATTCGCATATATTAATTTCTTCTTCTCTATCATATACGCTTATTTTATAAACAATACTATTATTGCAACGCTCAATATACGTAATATTTAGATTTAAAACTTCACTCATCAATTCTTTACTAATCATTTTTTTGCTCCTTATAGTATTGAATCAAAAGCCTTAATTCTTCAATAGCTTCGTCCAAAGTTTCATCTAAAAATCTAACACTAGAACAATCTCTAAGAGAATTAAGTATTTCAATGGCTTTAAACTCTTCAGTTTCCATAAACTCTAAACATTCTATTTTCATTTTTAAACCCTCCCTCTTAATATCCATTGTTTTACACTATTTGCTCTTTTACCACTTTTTTTATGATAATAATTTCCATTTGCTATATTTAACCAGTACATTTTTTTCTCCTCTTTTATTAAACTGATTAAAATGCAAGAATAAAATTTTTCACATACTACTACTTGCACTTTAATCAATCTAACATAAAATTTTAAAATATCTCAAGAGTCAAACTCTTTATGTACTGCAATTATATACAATATATTTTTAAATGTCAAGTAATTTTGTATAAAAAAAGAAAGAATTTAGAAATTTATCTAAACCTTTCTTGATATAATTTAATCTTCTTTCTAAATACTTTAATTAATCTTTGTAAGTATTCAACTGTATAGTTGCCACGCTCGTGATTAGCTTCAATTATTTCGACTCTATCTAATCCAATTTTTTTAATTAGATTTTCTCTGTATGGAACTAAATTGCCACTTTTGTATGAATTACAAGGTTCACATTGGCGATGAAGATTAAGCAAATTAAATCTTAATTGTTGGTTTCCACCTTGTGGTCTAAAATGCCCAGCGTTCCACTTTCTACTATCTCCAATATATCCACAGCTTATGCAAGGCTTGTTATTATCTCTTAATCTTACATAAGCATTCACAACTGTTTGAGCATTTGCTAACCATTTTGACTTATCAGGATATTTTTCAATAAGCTCTTTTTTCTTTTCCATTTTATAAGCTTTTTGAACTTTAGGCTTTTTTGCCCATTCTATGCTACACTCAAATGAGCAACAACTTTGCATTGCTCTCTCGGGTGTGAACATTTTTAAACAGTTTTTACACTTTTTATTTTTCATTTTTAAAAGGGAATTTCTGTAAGGTCTTCATCAATATCAATATTTGGAATATTGCTTTGTTCGTACTCTACTTTTGGCTCTCTTTTTGTTTGAGGTTGCCCTTGATTATCTGTTTTATCTTTTGGAACAAAACTAACACTTGGAAACAATAATTTATTTTCATAAACTTTTGAGCCATCTTGTTTTTCATAAACATTTGTTACTAATTTTCCAGTAACTATCGCTACACTTCCATCTTTAAAGTATTTATTTAAAAATTGACTTGCTTGTTCCCAAACTTCACCTTTCAAATATAAATTATGCCATTCATCTTTTGCGTTTTTTTCGCTACATTCTAAAGTAAATTTAGTAACTTCTTTTCCACTAGGTGTGTATTTTGTTTCGAGCTTGTTTAAAGTTCCAACTGCTGTAATTTGAGGTAACATTTTTAATCCTTATCTTAGTTTAATGATTGAGCAAAAGCATTTATACAAATAAATCTAAATACTGTTTCAATGTTTTGTTCATCGACTTTTCGCCCTATTTCAATAATTTTTTCTTTTATATCTTCCATATCTTTTTCACAGTTACATGGCATATTATATACTTCTTCTATTATTTTTATTGCATCTTCTTTTTTCATTTTCTAATCCTTGTTTAAAATTTTTCTCTATTTGGAAATGGAACACTTATGCCCATTCCAGATAAATACCCATTTAAAGTATTATATACTCTATCAACTTCTGCTTTCTCTAATTGAGTAGTAGATTTTTTATCTAAAATAGCATTTTGGATTGGTTTCCATAATTGCTCTTTTACTAAATTTCCGGACCAGTCAATATCAGCTTTATATTTTTCTTCTTTAATCAGTTTATTAATATATAAGCCACTATTATTTAATTGTACTGCTACCATAGTAAAATAAAGATGAAAGGCTCTATTTTGTGTTAGAGTCCTTAAATCCATATTTGATAATTTAACTTGATAAATCCCATCTTTTAGCTTATTGAGCTTTTCAATTTCTTCTTTATCATAGGGGATTAACATATTTCCCCTTTTTTCAAATGTTATATTCATTTTCTTTTACTATTGATTCTAATTTTATCTTTAGTAGCTAAAGTTACTTTTGTAGTTGTAACTTTTTCATAATGTGCTAAGCCATTTTCAACTAAAAATTCTTGATAATGTGCTTCGGGAACATCTAAAACAAATTTAACTGATTCGATAGTTTCTTCTTTTTCTTCACTACCTTGATTAATAGTAATAGAACTAACTTCTAAGCCTTCTAATTTATCAACGCCTTGACTTTGTATCCATTCTGCAATTTCTTCGCTTACAGTTGATTTATAGTCTTCTAAGTTTTTAACCTCTTTTAGTATTTCATCTTTATAAGCTTTTAATTGCTTAATTTTTGCATCAATATTTGATACACCAAAATAAATATAATCTGCCATTCCTTGTTCAACTGGTAAATTATTATTTGTTAATTGTTCCAACTTCCAGTTAAGCGTTTCTCTTGTATTTTGACTTTGTATCTCAAGCGATGTTTCTTTTTTAATTAACATTTGAATCCCTTTGATTTATTCCACATAAATATTTCCATTTGCTTTCACAATATTTTACACAAGGTGTGCCTTTTAAATCACACCGCCAAAGTTTTACTTTTTTAATTTTTCAATAGCCTTGTCATACCAAGCTAAAGGCAAATCTTCTAATTTATCAATTTTACAAGTTGCTAAAAAATCTGCTTCGTGTTCATCGCTTACAAATAATTCAAGTAAAGTTTTTGCTTGATGCTCATTTATTTTTTCAATTACTTTTTTAGTTGGTACTTTTTCTTTTTCAATTGGTTTATCTTGTGCTTTTACAGTTTTTCCAAATTCAAATATAACTGTCCCTTTATGACTAAGTTTAAGTTTTTTAACTTCTGCATTTTCTACAATATACTCATCTATTTTTATTGATTTATTATCAAAGTTTTTAGGTGTATTTTTTCCATTAAACTCACTATAATCATTCCAATTAATCCAAATAAAAGGAAAATTATATAATTCCGCACCAATTCCCCATTTAAAACCAGCTCTTTTGAAAGCATCTGAATAAGTACCTTTTTCTTTTTCAGTTATGCTTTCAGTACCAACATCTACTCTACTAATCCATTCTTTTATTTCACTATTGTAAATTGAAATTTCACAACACAAAATGCCAGTAGTATCATAAAAGTATTTGTTTTTCCAATTTAAGCCTACACAATCATTTAATCTTTTTACATCTGTTCTAGCTGTTTTATAAGCTAACATACTAAAACCTTTTGGTAATTCACCTTGTTTTGCTTTAGCAACACTTCCAATTCTAAATTCAATATCATCAATACTTAGAGGTTTAGAAAGTTCATTGATAATACTCATAGCTTCAACTCCTCTTTTACTTCATTTAACAATTTTTCATCACTTGCATTGATTAACCACTCTAAACCATGGCTTAGAAAAAATATAATTTCATCTTTACTCATTCGTATCTCCTCTTTTAAAATACCTAATTATATAAAAATATGTTTTAAAAGTCAATTAGTTTTAGCTTAAATTTTAATATTTAAAATAAACCTCCTTGTATCATTTCATTACTAAATAAACCTACTTCACCTTTAGCGTTTTTGATTCTATCTTCAATAATTTCGCAGTATTTTTTTTCTAATTCACTACCTATGTATTTCCTATTTAATAAATGGCATTGTTCAAGTTCAGTACCACTACCACCAAATGGAATATAAACTAAATCATTTTCTTTTGATGAAGTTTCTATTAATATCTTACTTAATCTAGGTGTCTTTTGTGTAGGGTGCTTATAAGTACCAGTTATGTGAACATCTTGTGATAATGCAATTACATCATCTACTCTATATTTATTATTAAAAGGTCTTCTTAAATCTTCATATTCTTTTCTTAAATATTCATATTCTTTTGAACCATTTAACCATATTCTTAATAAATTATAATGCTCTTTAGTCATCATCGTTGGATTTTTTTTATCCAATGATAAAGTAGCACTAGCAATTCCACCACCATTAGTTGCAGTACCAAGAGCCTTGTTTACTTCTTTAAATATTATTTTGCCCTTAGCTCTTAATATTTCATTTCTTATGTAATCTCTTGCATTATTTACACATACTCCTTCAATATTCACAATTTCATTACTATAAAATAATATATGTTCAGTAACGGGAGGATAACTATTAAAATTTTCATATCCTACTCTAGTTTGACAATCTGTTTTTAGCCATTTAATTACATTTTCTAAATTAAAATATTTATCAAAAACAATCTGCTTATATGCTATTTTTTTAGCGTGTCCATAAACATATAAACTCCCATTATCTGCAAGTATTCTTTTAAATTCTTTTGCGCAAATATCGACCCATTCTAAAAACTCATTAAAGTCTTTCCAAATAAAGTCAAACTCTCCTTTTACTTCAAAATATGGAAAATCTGCAATAATTAAATTAACTGATTTATCCTCAATCCTTTTCATTGTTTCTAAACAATCTTCATTAAACACTTTATTAATCATATCTTTCATTTTATTCCTTTTATATTTTTAAACCACAAACAATCACAAAAATTAACTTTTGCATAATCTGTAAATAATCCATTATCAAATATTCTCAACTTGCAATAAGTTATATTATCTTTAGTTTCTGAATTACTGCATTTAGTGCAGTCTTTCAGTTCAATTTGTTTCGCTTTAGCCATTAAACACATCAAAAGAACTAATGTCGAAACTTGTATCTTCTTCTAAAACTTCATCTTGCTTGAACTCAATTACAACTGGCTGTCTATTGTTTCTGTAATCATCGATAGTTATGTCAATATTAAATAGTCTATTGTTCATACGATTTTTAGTACAAATTAGTTTTCTTTGTTCATTTTCTTTTACTAAAAATAAAGCAATATCACTATCATACTTTTGGTCTCCACTACCCTTAAAAGCTAATCTTTTATTTTTAATATCTTCTTCATTCATCTGATTAATTAAAAATATAACTATGTCTTTTCTAGCTGATAATCTTGATAACTCCTTACTCATATTACTAATTTGCTGATATTCTTGACCTTGACTATTTGAGTAAATTTTCATTTTAGAATCTATTGCAAAAAATTTAATTCCATCTTCTGCATATAATTCTATTTCCATAAGTAAATCTTCAAGCTTATTTGTATCTGAATCAATAATTAGATTATCTAATTGAGTATCATTTAAATTTAATTCTTTTAACTTTTTTACAAATAATCTATCACCCATTTCAAAGTTAAAGAAAACAGTTTTTCTATCTTGCGATAAATTACCCAGCAAGTGCATTAATAAAGTAGTTTTTCCAGCTCCACTTTCTCCAGCTAAATTAATAAATAATCCAGTTTCAAAACCACCACCAAAAGAAGCATCAATTTTAATCATTCCAGTTTCGAATTTTGGCAACTTAGGCATAGAATCAACTTTTAAAATTAATTCCCTTGCTGTCATTCCAGCTCTTGCTTTGTCTTTTTCGTGAATTAAATCTAATAATTGTAATTTAGTTTTATATAATTCTCTTGTTAGATTAATTTTATCATCTGCTGTTGTACTTCTATGAATTAGCTTTTGTAATTCTTTTGTTTTGTTTTGTAGTTCTTGAATCAAAATAAGCTCCCTTGTATCATTTCATTACTAAAAAGATTGTTTGTGCAATTTACTTCTTTTATTCTTTCTTGTGAAATTCTAAAAAAATCTTGATCTATTTCACAACCTATATATTTTCTATTTTCTAAAATACAAGCAACAGCAGTTGTACCGCTTCCAATAAAAGGATCTACTATGATCTCGTTTGTTTTGCTACTATTTCTTATTAATCTTCTAATTAATTCTAAAGGTTTTATAGTTGGATGTTTATATTTATTTTTATCATTTATGTTTATTGACTCTTGAAATAAAGTAGATGCATCCTCATAATTAGAAGGGTTACAGTATCCATTCTTTCTAACATAAACCCCATATTCTGTATCGCTTAAATATTTGTTATTAAATAATGGCGTAGCATTTCCCTTAACCCATTTAATAAGATCAAAGCTACAACCTAAATTATTTACAAAATATTCCAAATACATTGGAATTTGTGCCTTATTGCAAAAAAAATACATATTAATATTTTTATTAATTCTTACAAGCTGATCTAATATTTCAATATTGAAACCATTAACAAGATTTTTATTCTTTATTTGATCATTCATTTTTTGTATTGATTTTGATAGTTTTGAACTCCCCCCAGCATTTGTATTTTCTATTTGATATGGTGGATCAGTAACAATAAGATCAATACTGTTATCTTTGATTCTTTTTAATAGTTCCAAACAATCCTCATTAAATACTTTATTAATCATTTTCTCCATTATAAAAACCCCTCTAATAATTTTAATTTGTTTTCTTCATCATCTATATTTTTTAACTGTTTAATATATAAGTTCATAGTATCAAAACTTACCCATAATTTACAATTTAACTCAATCCATTCATTAGCATTTACTTCTGTAAATTTTTCTATATAAGCTAATATTGTAATCTCATCTATTGGTTTGTTTTCTACTTGTAAATTATATATAGCCTTAGCAATCATTTTAGTAGTCTTATTAGCCTTAAATAGTTTAAAAGGTATCTTTGTATCTCTTAGCTCTATTTCATCTAATATATGCCCTTTATTTTGATTTAGATAAGTAACTAATATTAATTGCTCTATGTGTAATCTTTCTATTTGGTGATTAATCATTAATTTGTCTCACTCCATTGTTTAGGTGCTAATTCAGTTTTATATACTGTTTCATAATCAATTAAGAACTTAGTAACTCTTACTGAATATTCTTTTTTATCTTCTTGATGTTTTATATAATCAATAGCAAACTGTTTATAATCTTTGATTGTTTTAAATAGTTGCTCAAACTCTTTTGTCTTAGTTACTTTTGTTTTATACTTACATTTTGTTTTTAAAAAGTCTAAAAAAACATCACAGTTTTTCTTTTTATTATTTTCTTTTATTGTTACTATAGGATTAGTCTTTACTATGTCAGTACATTTTTCCATATCTGACAAATTGTCCGATGTGGTAAATTGTCCGATATGATAAATATAACCACCAGTAAATTTTCCATCAGCAGAAATTGATTTAGTTCTTCTTAGCCATTTAGAAGATAAAAGCTCTTTCCAATATCTAGTTAATGTTTTTTCGTTAATATCTAATTTATTACAAATATCATTATTGTAAACATTCCATTCATCAGGTTTTGTAAATAAATATAAAAGTACTCTTAATGCTCCAGCACTTAATGTTAAATCTGTTATTAAGTCATTAGGTATTTGAGAATAATCCCTTTTTAATTCATTTCTAAGAGTATTCATTTCTCACCTCTATAGATATAAGTTGCATAACTAACTGGCTCACTAAATCTATTAGTAGTTTTAGTCATTTTAGTTTCAATTTTGTGATTTTCTCTGAGTTTAAAAATTACATCTGATAATCTATAAACAGATAATTCCATTAGAGAAACAAGAGGGTTAATGCTACCATTTTGTTTTAGATATTCTAAAACTCTCTTTTGTTGAGGTGTCATTATATATCTCCTTTGTTAAATAAAAAGCTATATTTATCCATAACTTTTTTTATTTTTACGCTTCTGTCTTTATTGAGTAATATGATATTATGCTTTTTATCTTGATGTGATATATTATTTTTAAATATCTTATCTTTATTTATTTTTCTTTTATTTTTTGTTTGCATTACTTCTTTGCAAATTTGCTCATATTTAGAATCTTTAATATTTATAGTAGCTAGAATATTGATATATTTTTTTATTGACTTTTCAATTATTAAAAATAAATCATTATTGAATTTGTCATTTACAATATCATTTCTAATTTTTGTAAGTATGTTGATTTTTTCTTCGTAAGTAATTGATTTATCATTTTTTACCCTATTGAATAAGTCGCTAATCATTTCTCTTTTATTATCCGACTCATAATATATATTAAAAAATTTAGTCAAATCTTTATATTTAACTTTAACAAATGATTCTATATCATAAAAAAAACCATCTTGCATTAAAAACCATTCTCCTGATGTAGAAATTTTACTTAAAAAAGTATGTATTTCTTTCTCTAGTTCTAACGCTTCTTGCTTCGTATCAAGAACATAATAATAAACTCTACTTATTTTTAAAGGACAACCAGTCTGAATTTGTTTTATTCTTTTACTTAGATTTTGAGTTATTCCAACCTTGAAATAGTCACCAGCTTTTAAAACATATAAAAAAGTAGTGTTTTTCAATTTTTATCTTTCCGACAATAAAAAGTAGTAAATCTGATTATTGAGGGTCGAAGTCCATAATCAGCCTATTATATATAAGAATATTTACTCTAACCAAAAGGTTACCAAGCGATAACACTTTTAGCTCCTAGAACTTCGACCCTCTGGTTAGAATAAACAATTAAGAATAAAGAGTAAAGTTGCAACTAACCTATGCGAATCCGCAAGAGTTTTACTCTTTATTGACTGAATTATACCAAATAATAAATAAAAGCAAACTTAATCAATTTTAAAACATAATTTTAAATTTAAGCTATATTTAAAAGATATTTGTTTATAATTCGAGTATAGATTAATTAAAAGGGGATAAGATGGAAGGATATAAAGCATTGTTATCATATTGTGCAATTAATGGATATATGCCCTATTTAGGTAGTGAAAGAAAAAGAAACTTGCTACCACAAGAGGAACAATTAAGAAAAATTAAATTAGCACAACAAAAAAGAGAAAGAAAAGCATTAATTAAAAACAAGGAAAATAAATAAATGGCAATGACAAAACAAATCATAAGTAATCAAACAGTAGCAAAATATTATGGATTGAGTCCTCAGACTTTATCAGACCATAAAAGGTCAAGTAAAGTGGAACTAAATAGAAGAGTTGAAGCATTATACGATGGGTATAAAAAGTATTTAGAAAAACAAAAAGAGGATAAATAAATGAGTAATGATTTATATTTATTAATAACAATGTTAAGAAAAGAGGATATGGAATTAAAAACATATTTTCACCAATGCAAAAATGATACATACTTTGGGCAAAACTATATGTATTGGGGCGAAGAAGATGTATATAAATTATATTTAGAATTGTTTGATAACGATGAAGATGTTGTTATTTTAAAAGTAGAAGAAATAGACGGGGTTAAATAAATGAAAAAGCTAGTCTTGATAACTGCACTAACAACTGCACTATTTGCAGATTGCAATATAAGTGGAACAACGGCATTTAAAGAAGCAAATAAAGCTTTAGAGTATCAAAAAAATCAAATGATGCCAGAAGCTTGTTTTTCTAATAAAGTTGCTTTAAGTTTAGCAATAGATGCTAAATTAAGCTGTAAAGACTTAGAGATGATACAGATAATTACAAAGTTAGAAAATCATACTTTATCGTTTAATAAAAGGTATTGTAAATGAAACTAACTAAACTGGGACAAATAGTATTATTAGATATTACAGCTATTGGTTTGGTTATTTGGTGGTTAGTAAGATGACAGATTTACAAAAAGTTAGACAAATGCTAATGAAGCAATTGGAAAAAATTGAAAACAAAGAATCTAATCAAAAAGAAATAGATAGTGTTGTATCAATATCAAATAGCATTGTAAAGTCTTTTAATGTTGAGGTTAGAGCTGATGAATTACAATCTAACAAAGATATTAAAAGTTTTAAAAATAAAGTTTTTTCAAATGATTAAATGTTCAAAATGTGGTGAAACAGATATAACAAAGTTTTGGAAAAGAACAAAATCTAAAACTGGCTACAACACTTGGTGTAAAGAGTGTTGTAAAATAAATGCAAGAGTATCAAATAAAACCAATAAAAATATTATCAAGGGTGTTATCAGAAATAGTATTTTGGTTGAAAACAAAATATTAAAAGCAGAAAATAAAAAGATATGTTGTAAATGCAAGGAAATATTTACATTTAAAAAACATAGCGAATGCAGATGCAAAAAATGCGAAAGTGAAAAGTTTAAGTTATATAGAGCAAAAAATTTAAATAAAGAACTTGAAAGACAAAGAATTTATAGGGAGAAAAGAAAAAATGAAAACTTGCCCAATGTGTAAAGAGTTATTATCTTTTGACAAATTTTCAATAAACAGAAAAAGAAAAGATGGTTTGCAATGTTACTGCAAAACTTGTTCCTCAGAAAATGACAAGTTTTATCAAGACAAGAAAAAGCCAACTTTGAAAAAAGTTTGCCAATGTGGTACTAGTTTTGAAACAAAAAGCACAATTAAAACTTTTTGCACTAATAGTTGTAAAGTTAAATATTTTAATAAAATAAATAATTCAACAATAGATAGATTCAAATATGATTTTAAAATAAAACTTGAAGCAAAAAAAGAACCAAAACCAAACAACTTTAAAAAATGGACTGGTTATGAAGATTTGCTAATATTAGAAAATAGAAAAAACAAAATAAAATGGAAAGATATTGCTTTACAATTAGGTAGAAGTACATGCAGTTGTAAAACAAGAATGAGAGATTTAAAGAAAAAGGATAAAAAATGGAAGTAAAATTAATAACACACACTCCCGAAATTGTAATAAGCGACATGGCTAAAAATTGCTATGCAAACAATACAAACAAAGACTTAACTAGAAGCTTGGTTCATTCACATAAGCATTTAGCTGTATTAAGATTTGCATTTGCTGTTATACAAGTAGATGGAATATCAATAGCTTGTCAAAACCAAGTTGTTAGAAGTAAACATTTAGATTTTTTAGTAGAGTCTAAAAGATATGTAAGTGCAGATAAAGGTGGATTTACTTTTATATTTCCAAATGGTACTAAAAAAATGTTAGAGATATATGCTAGACAATGGGAATCTGCATTAGCTTCATATAATGAATTATTAGAACTTGGAGCAAGGAAAGAAGATGCTAGAGCTGTATTGTTAGCTAATACTTCAACTAAAATGGGAATATCAGGAAGCTTACAAGCTTGGGTCGATGCTATTAATTTAAGAGTTGATTCTCATGCTCAATTAGAGATTAGAACTATGTATATTAAGATATGGGGATTACTTAAAGAAGTTTATCCAAATGTGTTTATAGAAGAAATGCTAATCAATGGTAAAACTTATTCACAATGGAGTAAGGAGTAGATTATGTTAGATATATTGGTATTATTAGGCTTAGTAGTTGGAGTATTTATTTTAGGTTATATATTGGAGATTAAAAGATGAAAAAGTATAGAATAGGCATATCATATTGTGATAGAGAATTATTTTTTTTATATGGTTATAAATATTTTAGTATTTATTTTGTTAAAGATAAAAAACATATATATGGCAATTTTAAATTAATAAAGCCCACGCTTAGGCAATGTTTATATGAATTAGAAGATAGTAGAAATAAAATAAAAAACTTTATTGGATTAGAAATTTTAAAGGATTATAAATGAAATTAGAAGTTGGAGAGTATTATTTAAGTGCAGGTGGAGAGATAGTTGAAATAGTATGTCAAAATAAAAATTTAAGATTTTTAGATGAAAATGAAAATGTATATGATGGAGATGGAAAGATATCAACTTATAAATATAATACAAAATTTGATTTAATAGCCCACATTCCAAAACAACTTCACAAGCACATTTTAAATGAAATAAACAGTTACTACACTGATAAAGATTTTAAAGAAGTTGTGGATAGTGTTTGGGGAAAATAAAAAAGACCACCAACCCTTAAAAGAGGAGGACAAATAAAGTGGTGGTCTTAAATGTGTTAACTAATAAAGGAAAGATTAGAACAAGTAATATTATCAATATTAATCTTAAACCTTTATTAAGCTAAAAAAGAGTAGAATATGTTATCAAAAAAGAGGAGATTATAATGACATTAGAAGAGTTACAACTTCACGACCAATTGGCTAAAGCAACGATTAGTATACATAACCTACACATAGCTTTAAATAAAAAAGTAGAGAGAAATAAAAATCAAGCTTTGGAGATAAGTAATTTATTAGAGCAGAAGAAAGATTTGCAAGAAATTAATGATAGCCATGTTGAGTATATAAAAGAATTAGAAAATAGATTAGACCAATTAAGTTTAAGAGGTGCGAATACAAATGATACTAATAATTATATAGATGATTTGCGTTATAGGTTAAAAGAAAAAGATATAATCATTTCATATCTAAGAAGCGAACTAAAATAAGATTATGAAACAATCACTAAACATCTACTACAAACTAAGCGAGATATTAAACTATGATACCTACAAAGTAGCTACTGTATTAGATGTTTACTTGAATTTAAACGATACGGAGTATATCTTTAGTAAGTTGCAAAGTTTATGTTTAGATGAGTTTGAAGTAGCTTTAAATGAACTAGATAAACTATCAAAAGAAGAGATAATTTTAATGAGTGATGAGAGCCACTTTAAAAGCGAGAATTCATACATAAATTACTTGATTAGTTTATTAGAGTTAAATAATGTTGAGTTTGTTGTTTTTAAAAAGAAAGAAATTAAGAGTAAGTTTATAACGGGGTCGTTGTTTTGATTGATAAGCTAACCGAAAAGCAAAAGAAATTCTGTGAAGAATATGTAGTTGATTTCAATGGAACACAAGCAGCAATAAGAGCTGGATATAGTGAAAAAACATCTAATGTAACATCTTCTGAAAACCTTGTAAAACCTAATATTCAAACATATATTCAAAAACTAATAAAAGATAGAGAAAAAAGAACAGAAATTAATGCTGATATGGTAGTAAAAGAATTAGCAAAAATTGCTTTTTTTGATATTAGAAAGATATTTCATCAAAATGGTGGATTAATAAATCCTTGCGATTTGGATAATGATACATCTTGCGTTATTTCAGGAATCAAAGCAAGAGATGTAAAAAGTGGAGACGATATTGAAACAATAGTTGAATACAAACTAAACGATAAAATAAAATCTTTAGAATTATTAGGTAAGCATCTAGGTATGTTTGATAAGACTATTAGAATAGAAGATGAAACAAAAGCAAATGCACCAATGCAAATTACCATTATCAGGGATATATGACTAAAGAAATAAAGCTACTTAATCATCAATACGAGGTTTTAGCTGATACAACTACTAAAATATTAGGTTTAGTCGGTGGCTATGGTAATGGCAAGACTTATACTGCGTGTAGAAAAGCAATCCAATTATCTTTTTTAAATGCTGGTTGTGTTGGAATATTAACAGAACCGACCTATCCTATGTTGAGAGATATATTAATTCCAGAAATGAAAACAGCACTTGAAGAGTGGGGAATTAAATATAAATTTAATGCTTCAAATTCAATCTTTTTACTAGATATAAACGGGCAAGAAACAAAACTTTTATGTATGAGTATGGAAAATGTAGAAAGACTGGTAGGGATTAATGCTGCATTTATTATCTGTGATGAGTTTGATACATCAAAAGAAGAAATTGCATATAAGGCATATAATAAACTACTAGGAAGATTAAGAGCTGGTAAGGTTAGACAATTTGTCATTACAACTACGCCAGAGGGATTTAGAGCTACTTATAGAATATTTATTAAAGAATCAAGCGATGAAAAAAGATTAATTAAAGCTAAAACAACAGATAATAAATATTTACCTTTAGATTTTATTGATACACTTAAAAGTCAATATCCAGCAAACTTATTAGATGCTTATCTAAACGGCGAATTTGTTAATTTAAATAGTGGAACTATATACAGCTATTTTAATAGAGATACACATCATTCAAGTGATGATTATATTGAGGGTGAAACTTTATATATAAGTCAAGATTTTAACTACTTAGGCTGTATCTCAATAGCTTATATTAAGCGTGATGGTTATGATGTTGCAATAGATGAAATAATCTCAAATGATACACGCTCAATAATAGTAAATATAAAATATAAATATCATAAATCTTATATTTGTATTTATCCTGATGCTTCGGGAAATGCACACAAAACAAGTTCAAACAGTACAGATATACAAATGCTTAGAGAAGCTGGATTTACTGTATTTGTTAATAGTAGAAATCCAAGTGTTAGAGATAGAATCAACATAACTAATAATCTATTTGAAAAGAAAAAGATTAGGGTTAATACTAAAAAATGCCCTAGATTTACTGAAGCATTAGAACAACATAGCTACGATGAAAAAACTGGAGAGCCTTGCAAGTATTCAGGTGGTGCAACAGTAGATGACTTCACAGATGGTGGTACTTATTATCTTGCGTATGCTTATCCAATTAATTCAAGCATTTCAGTATCTAAATTAAAGGGGATTTAAAGATTTTAATTTGTATAATATGTTTCACTACATAGAAAGCATCGTTATCGTTTTTTATAAATCGTAACTTTTGTAAAGCCACTTATCTTAATTGATGGGTGGCTTTTTTAGTTATAATAAACATAAAAAGGATTTGAAGTATGTCCGTAGAAACACAACATAAATCATTTAAAGCTTTTTATGACGACTGGATAACAATGCGACACGTGTTCGCTGGTGAAAGAACATTAAAAGCAAACTCAAAAAGATATATTGCACCTTTAGATGGTCAAGATGATTCAGATTATAAAGAGTTCATTGCTAGAAGTTGTTTTGAAAACTATGTTAAAGCTACTGCAAAAGGTATGAGTGGACTTATATTTGCTAAAAATCCACAAATGGAATTGTCTGCAAGTGTCGAAGCATTAAAAGATAATATTGATTTAAGCGGCAATAGTATTATCGATTTAGCACAAAGCACGATTAATGAAATTGTAGAAGTCGGTCGATGTGGTTTATTAGTTGATATGATGAGCTATGATACTACTGGAATGACAGTTGCACAAGTTCAAGCTCTTAATCTAAGACCATATATAAAGCTTTACACAACGGAAAATATAATTAACTGGGATACCGAATTAATAAACAATCAAAATGAATTATCTTTATTGGTATTACAAGAAGTTTATAATATAAATATTAGTATGTTCGAGCGTGAAGACAAAGTTAGATATAGAGTATATTCGATTGAAGAAAATATAGTTATTTGTAGGATATTTGAATCAAATTCAAACGACTCAAAGGGTGCATTTACAATTGTAAGTGAATCAATCCCTATGATGAATGGAAAACACCTTAATTCTATTCCATTTATTCCAATAACAGCAGAAGATTTAACGATAGAGCCATCTAATCCACCATTATTAGATTTAGCAAACATTAACTTAAACCATTGGGGAATTTCTTGCGAATACAGAAATATTTTGCATTACTTAGGGAGTCCAGTTTTAACAATTACGGGTTATCAAGGGCAACAAGGCGAAGAAATTGCAATTGGTGCTAAATCAGTTATTAAACTTCCAGACCCACAATCACAAGTATATTACACTTCGTTAAGTGCAGATGGATTAAGTGGCGTTAAAGATGCAATGACTGAACAAAAAAACGCTATGTTAGCACTTGGAGCAAGATTATTGGCACCTGAGTCAAGTTCTCAAATATCTGAAAACACTATGCAAATGAAAACAGCTGGACAAAGAGCTACTATTATTCAAGTTGCTGATACAAGCTCAAGAGGTATTGAAAAAGCTTTAAACATAATCGCACAATGGCAAGGAGATAATACAGCACAAGTATTTAAACTTAATACAGATTATAATTTAGCTGAAATGAATCCACAAATGCTTACAGCTTTAATCACAGCTCAACAATTAGGGCAAATTCGTCAAGAAGATGTATTTAATGCACTTAAAAAAGGTGAGATAATATCTGATGAAGTAACTTTTGAAGATTTTAAGAATGGATTAGAAACTCAATCACC